TAGATTGACTTAGGATGAAACACACCCACGTATGGGCCTGGAACAGCCGCTGATTTTAAAGTAGAATATGCTTTGAATAATGCTTCTACTGTTAATTCATCCTGTGGAGCACCAATTGATGCTGTAAAGTCTGAAAACAACGCTGTTAATGTTTGATCGTGTTTTTTAGCAATCGCATCACCAAATAATTTACCCAAGTCTGCGATAACATTTGATACTGCGTGATTTCTCGCCATATCAGTTACAAGAGTCATAATTCCTGCTTCTGATAGAGTGATGTTTGCTACACCAGTAGATATAGAAATATCTCCTGATCCGCCTGCAAGCTCTTCCCCTTCATTTACTGATATTGCTGAAACAGTTCCGTATAAGGGAATTTGTAGGACTTTGCCTGCGTTTGCTGGAACTGTGAAGTTTTTCACGAGTCCTAGCATGATTGAACGTTCTGATGCTACGAACAACGCCTCTTGGACGATGGGTGCAATTAGGTCATTCAATGACGTTAGTGTTGTATTTGCCATTTTTATGGTTTCCTTTTGTTAGTTGTTTAAAGATCTAAAATCCCTGCGTCTTACGATGCTCGGCATAGATCCGTCTGTGTTCTGGATTTTTCATATCCAGATCCTTAACATCAACTTTAGAAATACCTGCTGGGTTTGTATTAGACTTAGATCCACCGCCTGGTTGACCCGCGGAAACAAAATGTGGATTTGTGGTTAAAAACTCATTCACCAACCCGTCTATTGTTAAGGGATCACCATTGTCAGTGTATCTAGTCTGACCTGTTTTAGGATCAATCACTTCTACTTCTCCTGTGTCTGACATTTTAACACTCTCCCTAACCAGTCTTGCAACTTGGTCTGGATTGACTGCTCTTTTAGTAGATGCCGCACTAATCAGTGCTCCGTCCACCTTAATTTTTGTCAGCTCAGAAGTTAAAGTGCTGATTTTAGAGTTAAACTTTTCAGCATTCTCTTTCAACAGTTTCTCAAACTCTGACTTCTCCTGTGCTTTGGATATCTTTTCAGATTCTTCCTTGGCCATTAGAGACTGGTATTTCTCAACATCTATACCTTCAAACTTTTTGGATAATTTGGCTTCTGTCTTTCTTCTGACTTCTGCCGCAATAGCATCCAGTTCTATTTGACTGTATGACTTCGCAGGTTGATTGTCTGCATTGTCCTGTGTAGTATTTTTAGAGACTTGATCTGGTGCCACAGTGGCAGTTTGACCGTCTTGCAATGAATTATCACTCATCGTGTGTTTCTCCTTTTGTTATACGTGATTAGGATGCTCACTGTGAATATTTATATGTAATGCAGATAATATTATTTTATATTGGTTAAATTGGGTGCCACTGTCCATAACAACAGAATCAAAGATGCTACCACAGTGATCAGTTTGATCCACATGGTAACATTTTCCAAACACATCCTGTATTTCTTCTTTCTGCACACTGCACGACGCAGTGTAGCAGACTGCTTCTCTAAGCGAATAATGTGTTTTAACAGTTTTTTTTCTAATCCTGTGATAGACATTTTTAATATTTTCGTTTCTTGCTCTTGTTAGATTTAGCAGGTTTGCTTTTAGGATAACTGCGTGTTTTTGATTTAGATGCTTTCATTGTTTTGCTCCTGTTGTTGTAGTCGTTTTTCTATGGTTTTTTTCCAATGCTTTATGGGATTAATTTCTGGTCTTGTTGGATTTTTGGATGGTGCATACAGATCCAACAGTTCCAATCCTCTGGCATGAGCCGCCCTCTTTAAGAATATGCAGGCCTTCCTGGCTCTGAATGCGTTCATTGAGGTGGGTTTTTTTAATAATTTGTTGTAGTGGGTAAAATAGTCAATACACAGTTGTTTCATCTGTCTGTGCATCGCTGTCTCTTCTGGTAATCTATATATTCTACTGATCATTGTGTCTCCTACAGTCCTAAAAATCCTGGGTTGGTTTCAAAAGTCATATGTTGTGTTAATATTTCAGTAAATGCGTGTTCTCTGTCTATAAATTTATAATCTATTTTTTCAGGATCAAACTGCCTTAACCATAACAGTATGGTTGAAATATCAAAGTCTTTACAAGAATACACATCCAGTTGGATAACAGGATAGTGGCTTTCTGTCCAAGAATGAAAGGTAATGGAAGATGTTTCAATAATCACAGTGCCTGACCATCCCGTATTGCCTGCCACAGGACACCACACAGTATGAGGTCCTGACAGTATTTTCATATCAATATGACGAACCAGACTTTCTAATTCTGATTGTAAATCGTAATCTTTAAAAGGAGGAGAGTTGACCTCAGCTCGCACTAATAAATGTTTATGTTGAAGAGACGGAACCATATTGTTTTTCCCATTTTTTATCTATAACATTTTGTTCTTCTCTACGACCCATTCCGCAGGAATAACACACCCATCTATTTAAAGATTCTGAACGCCACCACCAATCGATTGTGTTCCACTGATCACATTGTGGACACATTTTTAAAGTTGTATCTGCTGTTATCATTGCAATTATTAATTGTTAGAATTTAATAATTGTTGTTTGGCTGATGTTATATCAGCTGATGTTACCTCTGGGTGGATCTGTAGTATCTGTTGATCTGTATATCCATCCATTATCATTTTTTGCAGGTGTGGAGCACGATCCATTGCAGTTGTCGTTGGATGCTCTGAATTGGATGCACCATCCACTATGTTTTGATATTCCTCTTCGTCTTTGCTCAATAATTGTAATATTTTTTGATCTATAATGGCTTTAACTGCAGGAGAAGCTGATGCAGAATCTCTCTGAGCCACTGCGGCTTTTTGTAATAGATCCATTTCTAATCCTTTGTCTTTGATATGAAATGCTGTAGGATACTTAATTTCTCCATCCCAAGCAGTGCCTTGCCATAATCCAAACAATCTAAATATTTGTTCTTCTGCTAATTCTAAATTCTTGCCTTTTTCTGACAGCTTTGCATCTAACAGCAGGAACTCTGATTGCATGGCAACTCCTGACATTTGACGAGTTTCTATTGCACGAATAGCACCCAAGTGGGCCATTCTATCGATGCTCTTAACTGTGTTTTCCATAGTGTTCAGAATAGCTTCTAAATTACCACCTGATGGCTGTAACAGATATGGTTTTAAATTACCATCCAACTCTTCTGGCATGGTTATTATTGCACCAGCCCCTGCTGATGCCTGAGTAGAATTAGTTTTTACCAAACTTGGATGGTTGGTCAATCTGATCAATTGCTCTGCTTCTGAATAACACTCGTGTAGGAATCTTTGTGATTGTGCAATGTCGTTGATGTCTGACACTCCTATGCCTCTGATAGGTCCTCTGTTGGCATACACCCACACTGCTGGAACTCGTCCCAACATATTAGGTTTTTCATCCACTATCTCTAATGGAGTTTTATTGTTAGGATTGTATGATTCTAATTTGATTGATTCTTTGGTCCAAGTCCTCACATAGTAATCTGCAGGCTTTTGATACAAACGATCGTCTTCTTCTAGAAACTTTACCATTTCTAATTCGTAGTGACCATTGGACTGTCTCATAAATTTCCAATCCAGCACATTCTCTGGTGTGTAGATGGTAACATAAGGTCTGATGCCCTGTTGTAATTCTTCTGCACGAGTGCCCACTTGTGTGTCTGGACGATCTACTAATATCACACAATGACCATAGATGGAACTCTGTAGATTGGATTCTCTCATAAATGAGTCCCAAGTTCTGCCTTCCATATCACAGTCTTCTAAAAACTGCTGTATTTCAGGTGATCCTTCTAACCAGCCAAAATCTCTTTTAGGTTCTTGTCTGTATAGGAATGAATTGTAGATATGACACACTGAACGACAGTGATTGTCTATGGCTGAGTTGTCTAACCTATTTAGATATTCACCTTCTGACTCATAGGTGTATCGTGTGAGATACATACCCTTTTTGTATTCAGTGCCACCTAGATAACTTCTCTTTAAAAATCTCCACTGATTGAGGTAATTGTCATAATCTCTGTGTGTGGTTAATCCGTGAACACTGCCGCTGATGCTGTCTTTATAAATGTCTGCCATTATCTTTTTGCTCCTATTTTAACTGCAAATCTGTCTTGTAATATTGTTTCATATTCTGTTTTAATGGGATATAAAAATGAAATAAGGTATCCTAATGCGTCATTCATATGGTCAAAACCCTGTGTTTTATCTGGCAGAACTGTTCCCTCTTTGTAGGTCTGTTTCGCTATGCTATTTAATAGATTCTTACACTTAGGATGAATATAGATATCTCGCTGGTTCATAGCTGAACACAGTTTGGCATTGACTGAATTAATACGATCTCTCACTGCCATATGTCGTGGCATCACCTTGCAGATAAAGCCTGCGTTCTGTAGAATACTTAGATCTGTCCTTCCCCCTGCTGATGTTTTCCTCTGCCTGGATGCTGGGTCTGGATACACAAATATCTTCTTACCTCTGTATCTACGATGCATCTCTGCACACATTTCGTCAGTGTTGGATCCCCATATCTGTATCTCATCTAAAATATAAACTTTATTATCACGTATGTAGGAGACCACTGCAGTCATTGGATCCATATTAAAATCTAATCCTATGTGTAAGATGTTGTTGTCTAAAGGCTCTTCAAAGTTCTTAACAGTTTCACTCATAGAAAATCCGTGGTGAATTATGCCAGAATACGTCTCCCACGTGGCTTCATACTCCTGTCTGAATGTTTTTAAATCTAAATCACGTTTGGCCTGTGCAATTTCTTCCTCATCCACCCATCCACCTTCTATTGTTGTGAACAGGAATGAACTCCATTCTGTTTCTGTAGTATCCTGTCCTTTTTGATAGAGATCGTGAAACCAGTTCATGCCTTTGGGGGTTCCGATAAACATAGCTCTTCCTTTTGTGTCTGATAGAGTTGGACGAAGCACAGTGGTCCAAGCTGATTCCTCAATGTCAGCACATTCATCCATCACAAGGAAATCAATACCCACTCCTCTCAATGAATCTGGATTATCAGCTCCTCTTAAACAGATACGACTTCGATTTTTAAGTGTTATTGTAAGTTCTGCTTCGTTGATCTTGTTGATCCAATGCAGGTCCTGTAGAATCTGTTTTAATTTTACCCATGCTATTTGTTTGCCCTGCCTGTAGGATGGGCTCACCAGCCAGCACACTCTGCCTGGTATGCGAGCCACATAGCACACTTCTCTGATGGCTAATGTGGTTTTTCCAAAACGTCTGCCTGTTACCAGCACTCTAAAACGAGACTCGTCTTCAGACACCTGACGTTGTGGTTGACTTAATTTCATTATTAATAGTTATTATTGTAGCACAGTGGCTGGGCTAAAACAACCTACTTTTCAGAATCCCAAGGCAACGGCTCTGAGTTCTCTTCGCTGGTAGGTGTGTCTTTTTGATCCAGGTATTGTTTTCCGAGCCAGATTAACATCCTTTGATCTCCAGCAAGTGCTCTATCCATTTGAGCTTTTCTTAAACTCTTCTTGCCTTCAGCTCTGCCTTTTTCAATTAGATTTTTAAATCTTTTTTCTAAAGTAGTTGCAGATGTGCCTACAATTTCTGCTATCTCTGCATAGGTGCAATGGATGGTGGCTAATTTGAATATTAGGTCGTGATCTAATTTGTATGATTTCTTAAGAATGTCAGCCATTATAATGTTTTCTCTCTGCAGACAATTCTAAATGAACGTGCATCAGTGTCGCCCTGCGTGGTTACTATTACACACTTGATAGTGTAGATGTTGTTGATAGTGCCACCTTCTAATCTTATATTGACCAGCACAGATCCAGTTATTAACACGTCCGTGGCCGCATCAGTGGGATAGGCCAACGGTGCGGCATCTCCTGATATGGTTTCTATGGTGACAGTGGCCGTGGACACTGTGTCTCCGGTGTTGAGGTAATCTGTAAAATCCAATCCATACTGTATGTTTGAATCTGGTGATTTTTCTATGTAGAGCCCGTCGTTGTCTCTTTTAAATCCGGTTAGGTTAGCCATTACTGTTCAGCCCTCACCCTCGGAGTTGATATTCTGTTTTTAAATGGTGCTATTCTCAATGTCAATCTCCTTGTTTCTTGTGGAACCAGACAGTTCCTGATCTCTTGTGTAACGATATTTAATCTATTTTCTTCGTTTACCAATGTTTGTGCCGTTTCTCTAGGCACCATAATCACACGAGTTTGTTGTAACAGGCTGATAATATTATAAGGATCTGCTGAATAGAATAATCTTCCCACTGATAATGTGGAAGCAAGTGCTGATAATTCTACTTGATATGCAGACGGTTTAAATGTAGGTGCTATATCTACAGTTGTGCTCACATACAGTTGAGTTTGATAAGCAGACGGTTTAAATGTAGGTGCTATTGACACTGCAAAGGCCACATCTATATCAGCAAATGTATCTGTAATTGCGTTTGCAGTAAGGACCGGTGCAAATGCTCCGGTAATAATGGCTTCTGCTGAATCAAATATTATATTTGCCGTCAACGCTGGACTAAAATTAGCGTTGATAGTGGAAACAACATCAATTACACCAGAGGCTGTGAATGATGTGATGAATGTGGATGCCACTGCTGACGCCGCGGCTCTATTAAATGCTGAATTTTCAAAAAATGTAAATGAATTATTAAGAGAGACTGTATCCCCCAGTTTGAACAATGGAGTGGAAGAAACCTCTCCTAACCATCTTAGTGTGAATGTTTCTTCCCACACATCCGATGGCCAGTTGTCCCAGGATTGCTCATTACCAATCCACGTGGTGGTAGACCAACTGTCCCAATCATCATTTTCTAAGAAGTCCCAGTTGTATTCTCCTTCATCTGAAACAAATCCATCCTGCACAAATCCTGTTTGAAAATAGATGTTTAGGTTGAATGAGTCCCACACGTAATCTGCATTGATATCATATATCAGTCCGGCTGTTGATGTTGTTGAAAACTGTGATGCAAGTGCTGATATGGCCGTGGGTTTGAATGTTGGGGTCACTGTTGTAGTGAAACTGGTAGTCAGTGCCGCCGCCGCTAATTTTAGGTTGGCAGTGGACGCAAGTAGGTCCGTGTTGGCTGTCAATGTTTTTATTGGATCAAATTTTAAAGTGTCATCAACAGTTAAAGTGGCAGATGCGGATATTGGTTCCACAGCCGCATATTTTTTATTCACACTGGA